ATCTACTTCAGCTTGTACATTAGTAACGTTATTACTAACTATAGTAATTTGATTTTGTAAATCACAAGCAGATTTAATAAGGGCTTCAAATAAAACAGTGGCAGTGATATCACCACATGTTGGTAGATACTTAGTTACTATCTCACAATATGATGCTTGTGGAATTGTAATTACAATACCAGAACCATCTAATGTAGATGTAAGAAAAGTTATTAGAGCTTGCTCCACATAAGAAAGAGAATCTCCAGTTTTAATTCCAAGAACAGGAATATCTATTCCTGTATATCTAATACATCTGTCAGAAACTATTTCTGTACAGCCATTATAACAATTAGAACAATTAGTGCTCATTATTTAAATTTTAAAAGTTTAACTCTACTAGCAATCATCTCAACAGTGTATGCACGAGCATAATCTTCATTACAAAGTTTATACGTTAGTATTCTTTTGTAATTTAAAAGATCATTTATTGCAACTCCTGGTACAGGACGATTAAGGATAAATACAACATTATTATATAGATTGTTAGATAGCTCAAAAAGCTTGCAGTCTATATCTGTTAAAAGTGCAGATATACTAGAACATTCTATACAATTTGTAAGTCTGGGTGATAACATTTTTAAATCGTTTAGTTCCTTGTTTAATAGCAGCATTACATGCTGAACAAAGGCCATTAATTAATTGACATCCACAGCCAAATTTTGCTCCACAATTTTTACAGTTTGCCATATTATTGAAAGTTGGTTACATAATTATTACCAGAACAATGACAATCAGATTTAATAAAATTATTTAACATCTTATTTGCCTGATTGTATAGTTTGTTTGCTTGATCAACAGCACAGTTATTTGCAGCTGCAATTGCTCCCTGTATGAAGAAATATATACTATTCAACTCAACTTTTGATTGTGTTTTAATAGCAAGGTCACATTCCATCATATCAAGTTTCATAAATGCAGCATCAAACTTTTCTTGTAATTGTTCAACACGAATTATTGTTCTATCTACATAGTTTATATATGCAGGAGTGATTGAATACTTTAAATAGTAAACTCCATCAGGAATTGGTAAAAGATCATCAGTAGGTCCTGTTATACCTAATATTGTAGAATTAAATAAATTAAAATCGTTGGGTACAAATGGAAGAGTGACTATTCCAAATCCTGGAACAGTTATTTCAATTGTAGGAGCAGATGGGGTTGATGGATATGTGGATGCATCAGCAATGCCTAATGTTAATGTATTATATGTAGGAACTACTAATATATCTAATTTTAAGTCTGCCATATTATTTAAAATAATTATGCCAGAGGATTGAGTTTTAATCCTCTCACCTCTGGCATAGGTTATATGATTTCTACTTTTCTTCTTATGGAATCAAAGTAGATGTTGTTGAAGTTGAAGGCCATACTGTAGTGGTACTAGATGTAGTTGTTATACATATATTATCAGCAGATACAGTATCCAAAGCAGCTTCTAATATTGGTTGAACAGTAGCAGTTAATGCTTGAGGCACTGCAATGATCACCATAGAATCTTCCATGATATAATCACCCCACTGATAAGCTGATCTATCATAATTATTGAATTTAATATAGAATGTATCATATGTAACACCATCAGTTACCCAAGACTCAAAGTTCTCATTGTAACCAACCATTCTATAAAGATGCTTCAAATATCCAGCTTGGTAGCTGTAATAGTTCTTCTCTAATTGTTGAATCTCAGTAGATTGACCAGTTGCATAAGATGAACGCTGTGTGATAATTGGAGTTGCTACAAGGTTACAATTGTCAGCAACAATAAAGTCAGCTGTAGTTGCAGGACCAGAATAAACGAATGTTCTAAAATACATTCTGTCATATTCGTAAGGAAATGCAGCAACATCACAAGGTTGACCATAAATAGTTAAAGGCTTACCAGAGATACGTAAGATTGCATTCTCATCATTACCAACTCTTTGGAATTGATAGAAATTGTTGAAGCTAATGTTATCAGGGTTGATACCAGGTGCTTGTTGTGTAAGCTTAAGAATGAAAGAATCAATCAAAGCAGGAACATCAACAGTAGTACAAGGATCTCCACCACAATCACAGCAAGGAGCTTGAACAGTTACTGAACGTGTGAAACCATTGAAATACAATGTATCGATGTAAGATGAATGTGCACGAAGTGTAAGAGTTACAACTTCACCACATTTAGCTGTCCAACCAGATACATCTGTTACTTGGTTTGCAGGAGTAGAACAACCTACTACAGCATACCATTCTGTTATATTGCTTCTAGCATTACCACCTGAACTTAAAGCACCAGCAATCTTATCAGAACGCTTAGAACCTTGAAGATAAGTGTTAACTCTACCTTGAGCAACATAGAAATAAGGAGAAGTACCAATTGTACCTGCTGTAGCAAATGTGTAATCATTTAAGAAAAACCCCACTTGACCAGGAAGTAAATCTTGCGTAGAACCAGAACTAGCAATTGCACTGCCACTGGGAACTACGAAGAGCGTAGTTAATGAAAAATCAGCCATTTTATTTATATTTAATTGTTAAAAAAATTATTCGTTTGTTTGTATTCTGTATGTAGCACTTTGAACAGCAGATTGATTTTCTGTGTACATTGCTAAGTTTTGAACTGTAAGATCTAAGAGTTCATCTTCCAAATAGGTTTCAAGTTCACAATCTTGATCAAATGATGGAAGACCATCTAACATTATATATCCATCTTTATTTATGTATTGAGGATATCTCATGTAGCTTATGTATATTTTAGTTGGTATAAATTCACCATCTGTAAATATAGATATTTCATCAGAGGACAGAAAGTTGAATGTTTCTTGATATTCAAAAGATGGTCTGTAGTGAACATTGTTTAAACAAAACTGAAGATCACCATGTTTAGCCAATTCTCTATTTATCCAAATTTTTCTATCTTTACATCTTCCTTTATCAGCTAATACATAACTATCAATATAGAACATGTATTTTGGTGTAAGAAGGTGTATGTTAGCAGCCCATTGGTTCAATTCAGCGTTCTTTACAAAAAGATCTAAAGGTTGCTTATTGTATGTTACAACAAGGCTCTGTAGGTCCTCATAACGCTTCTTGAAAGCATCAAGTCCTAATCCAGAATTTGTACTTTGACCATCAACTTTTTGTTTTATCAACTTAATCTGAGCTTCATTCAAAGCTAAGATTTTATCTTCCAGTTGAATTTGTTGATGCTCATTAGTTGATAGTTTATTTAGTTTTTGATCTATTTTATATAATAAACTATCTACTGGTATCATACAGACGCTAATTTCTTAGTTTTCAATTTTTGTTCAAGTGTGATTAGTTCATCCTGATTATCATCATCAGCTAAGAACTTAATCAAATCATCTTCATCTTTAGCTATTTCAAATTCACCTTCATAGACTTTACCTGTTGGTTTAATTCTATAAACTGAATGTGCTACAGCTTGTTTTACAAGATCTTTTATATGGAGCAGATTTTCCTTCATATCAGCAAATCTATTGAACACCTCTACAGGGTTAAGTCCTTGAAATTTACCATTTTTGAATTCTGTTTGTTTCAGCATATTATCCACTTGGTTGTAAACAACTTCTTCTTTAGTGTCTTCTGTTACAGGAAGTCCTAATAGTCTTGCAACTTTTCTCTTCTTCTCAGGAGTCATAGAATCAAACTTAACAATAGCTTTATTAATAAGTTGTTTCTTTTTAAAGATCACTGCATTCTCAATCTCATCATCAGCTACATAAAATTGTGTATCTGCTGGAAACTCACCTCTTTCCCATGCCTGATAAGAAGAAGCAATTGTTGGATGCACACGCAACCAAGAGAATGCTAATTCCTGAAAAGGAATAGTGAGATCAAAGTAATTGTCACCATCTAACAATTTAACTGGTTGTACATGCATTGAATCTTCTGTAGAAGTTGACAATCCATAATTCCAGAACTGAGAACGAGGTCCAAGATCAACATCTCCTAAAGCAATTTCTAACTTTTTTCTAAGTGCTGTTACACGCTCAGTTTCTAGTTCTCTTTCTAACTGATCTCCAATCCTGCGAATGTATGCAGCATTAGGATCTAGTCCTGTTCTATACTGACCATCAAGTTCCTTATAAGGATACTTAAAAACTCCTGTACCAGGAATTCTAGTTAAGCCTTTCTGTGAAAGACCACCTTGCATTGTTTGCAACTGAGAGTTGTTGTACTCCTTTTTTAGTGTGGAGATTTTACCTGTTCTGCCCATAATGTAGTTATTTATTTGGTTTTATTAGCAGAGTGGATCCATTGAAGGAAATGCGATTAACATTTAGTCAATCCATCACTCTGTATATTTAAGAAGAGCTCCTTAGGGTAGGATTATAAAGGAGCTCTTCTTGGTAGGGTTAACTCGAAGCAGTTCTTATGGTATGCTTTTGAGTATTATTAGAATTGTGGAATCTCTTCGATTAACACAGTACGTGATAAATCCTCAATGAATACATCACAACGGTCTTTCATCCAGATTTCATAACCAGGGAATTTGTTTGCAGAACTCATACCTTGAGACTTAGCAAAACCTAAGTGGTGACGAGTACCATCAATATATCCCCAAGTCATAGAAGGAGCACCTTTCATTCTTACTTCTCTGATGTTATTAGTCATAGAACCATCACTCATAGGACTAACATCAAATACCATAAATACTGGAGTGCTTTTCTTGTTTTGACCAAACTCCAAGTTTGATTGTGGCAAATCAAGTTCTTTCAAGTGAATAAGTTCAACACGACCTGTTTCACGAGTAACCATTGCATCAAATGCAAAGTTATAAGTGATGTGTTGACCTTCTCCTTGCATGTAACGATTTCCAGAATCAGCCATGAAAGTCAAACCTGAATTAAGAGCATCGTTCTTCAAAGCTTGTTGAAATACATCAAACCCAGCTTCATTTGTATACATCTTAACTTTACGATCTTTAACATCCACACGTCTGTAGAACAAATCTCCAAACACTGAACGAATCAAATTAGCAGTGAACTCACCACGATTATATTGTACTAAGTTACCATTGTTACGCATTCTGTGATAAACACCAGCAGATGTACGCTTCAATTCTTGCTTAGAACCATTTGTTTTAACAGTACCTGGCTTAGACCAAATCATACGCTTAACTTTTAATTCAAGCATACTTTTACGCATCCAGAACTCAATGAATGGTTCCCATTTAACATCATTACGAGTTAAAGGAAGTTGATTTCTACGTTGAGGAGCATACACTAAGATATCAAGAGGTTTGCCAGAAGCATCAACCATCATTTTATCATCAGCCCACTCAGTGATTTTGTGCTCATAACCATATGCAGAACCTAAAGATTCAAACATTGTAATTTGCTCACCCAAACGAGGAAGACCTAATAAGTCTTGATCGAATTCACCAATAGCAGCATCAACTAATTCTAATTCAATACCTGTTTGTAAGAAAGTAGAACTTACGAAATCTACAGTTGGATTATCAGTCACCAAAGTGAAACTATATAAATATCCCATGTTCCAAGGAACTGGATCTTTAATTACATAGAAACGAGGACCATACTGACGAGAACCTACAGAAACAATTGCATTTTTAGAAAACTCATTAGTATCAAGAACAAGAGAAAACTCTTGACCATCAATACCTGGTTTTCCTAAAGCGTTATTTAATGTGCTATCAGGAATGTCAATGATCTTAGGGAATTTGTAAGGAACAGCTACTTGCCATTTCCAAGCATCACTATTATTATCAATATAATAAGGAGTGCTTTTATTAATCATGTCTAAGAAGTCATTGCTATACAATGAACTTTGAGTGTAAAGACTGATGATTTTTTTATCATAGTCAGCAGGTTCTGTACTGTGGAAGCTTTCTAAGTGATTAGAGTCTGTAAGTTTACCTACAGCACGCTTATCCATAGAAGCGACCCTTGCATACGTAAAACCAGTTAAGCCTGGGATTGTTTGAATTGCCATTTTAGTTATTTTTAATTATTGTTTAATTGTTTATAAAAACCATGAACTAGAATTCTTTGCAGCTGATGTTGAAGATTTGTTTCCACTTTTAGTCACCTGTCTTGCCACTTCACCAAAAAGCTCATTAGATTTTTTACTAATTCCACTTTTTTGTATTGTAGAAAGCGTTGGATCTTTTTCTATAATCTTTAATAGAAGTGCCACTTTAACCTTCATCTCATGATTTTCTGGTCTCTTCAACTCTAAGATAGTTTTATCAAAATCTGTAAGTGTTTCTCCAGATGCTGTTTTATACTTATCTACCAATAGAAAATCTTGTATCTCACTTGCTAATTTAGGATTAATGGGAATACCATCAAACTCTTTTGTCTTTAACTTTTCTTGAAGAACAGCTTGGACATTATTTATATACTGACCTTTAATTGATTGTTTCTGTTGAAGCTCTCTTTCTGCTTGTTGCTCCATTTGTTGTAGCTTAGCAGCTTCTTTCTTCACTAATACTTTATGATGTTTAGCAGCCACTGTTTCAAGATCACCGTAGTTCTTTAATCTTTCCACTTCTGTTGTTATATCTTCAGGATCAAACCCTTGTTCAGTTAATGCTTGTTTCAGCACTTGTATTTGATTATGTTCCTGAGTAAGATCTAATTCTGCAAAACTTGATACATTATTATATGCACTGAAATATTCTTTAGGATCTACACCTTTTACAAATATGGCTTCAAATGCTTGTTGATAATCTTCTCCAAATTGTCCAATGAAGTTATTAACCACTTCAATAGCTCCCTTCTTTTTCTCAGCTTGGAATCTTTCAAGGAATTCCTCAGGAGTGGAGATTGTTACATCTTCTTCATCTTCATCTTTAGAAAATACACCAAGTTTAAATAGATCATTAGAAAGAGCAGTGAATCTACTAACTTCTTCAGGTTCTTCAGTTTCATCAGCATCTTCAGTTTTTGAAGGTGCTTTTGCCTGAGGAACTATTTCTTCTTCCTCTTCCTCTTCATCAGCTCCTAATAAGAAATCTGATAGAGATTTTTTAGAATCATCATCTTCACTTTTTTTATCTGTTGAATCATCTATAGTTTCACCTACAGATTTAACAGCTTTCTTTTTTTCAGTTTTAGAAACAGGAGGAGCAGCATCTTCTGCTGTCATCTCTTTAATATCATCAGGACTAGTTGTAGAAGTTTCAGGAGCCATTAAATCATTTAAAAGCTCTGCATTTCCAAGTCCCATTTCCATTGTATTCTCAATACTGAAGTTACCAAATGATTGGTTCTCTAAATTTTCAGCCATATGTAGTTGTATTTATTTGGTTTGTATTGTAAATGTATATTAAAGGTTGTTAATAGCAAAGAGATGTAATGATATATAAATCAATATTTTGCATAATATAGCATTAATATTTTTTACTCTAATCAGCTTTGTTTGTAATTACGTCATTTATTAGCCTGAAACTCCTTATTGGAGCCACATCTGTTAATGTAACCTGCTGAATTTCAACTCCCCATTTCTTTGCTTCCACCCTTGCTTTCTTTGTAAGAATTACATCAAGTTCAGGATCTATGCATTTTTCTGCAGGAATTGATATCACAATATTTTTTATTATACTCATAGTCATATCTGATAGAGCATCTTTAGCATCATACACTTCTAGAAGAAATGTTTTGACATCAGAGATTTTATATTTAATCACACCCTTCACTACAAAGTTCTGTTTATCAAGGGTATATAAAGATTGAGCAGGTAGACTGATTGTTGTTACAACAACATGCTGTCTTAGTATTTCATCAGCAAAGGGAATCTTAAAATGTATTCCTGGATGTAAAACCTTTCTAAACTTACCAAAACTAAGCCTTACACCTTCTTCATAAGAAGGAATAATTACCACTGGAAGAAGTTGTTCTATCCATTGTACAACTAAGTCTACAAGTTTATCAAACATTATTTAGATTTTTTGTTTCTACCTTTTGCATTCTCTTTAGCTACAGCAAGATCATTAGCTTGATTTTCTCTAGCCACCTGAAGCTTTTCTCTTTCAATACTCATTTTATCAGAAGCTTGCTTGTTCTTAGAATTAATATCTGCAAGTTTCAATTCATAGTCTTTACTAGCTTTCACTTGCTCATGAGTTAACTTACTCATTTCCAATACATCAGGAACAGCATTTTGATTAACATCTTCACTTTCCACCTTACCATATCCTGTTGCAGCAATGATGGCAATCTCTTTCTTATTAATACGATCAAGTTCTCTTTGATAATCATCATGAGCAAGTTGTTGTTCATGTTGTTGTTGAGCTTGTTGTATTTGAGCTTGCTGTTGTTGTTGCTGAGCTTGTTGTTGTTGCTGCTGTAATTGCATTTGTTGATCTTGCATTTGCTCTTGTCTTTCCTTAAGTGTCTTAAACACCTTCTTCATTTGTCTTACACTCTTAGTACTGTAAAGTTCAATGATGTCATATAATGAACCACCATTCTGAATAACAGCCTGAGATAATTGTCTAATTTCTTGGAACATTTGTTGATCTTCTGGTCTATTTGTAGTGAACACTTTAAGATCTCTAAATCTAAGTTCAGAACCATTTATTTGTACAAATGCTGATTCTCCTTCAGACGTGATGTATGAAAGTGTGGATTGTGGTTTTTTAGCTTCTACATATAATGCTGCATCAATGATTGCTTGATATAGCTGACCCATTACATATTCATGTGCTACAAATAAAGGTTCTGTTTGAGAATAAGATTGTTGTATAGCTGTGTTAGTTCCTGTAGCTGATTCTGAAGCTGATACACTTCCCATTCTTTGTTTAGACATACCTACAAGTTCCCAGCACTCATTCTTCAATTGCATAGCAAGTTGATATCTAGATTGTATCTCTTGTGTTCTTGTAAGATCTATATCTCTAAACTGGTTGAATGAACTAGGACTCTTTAAGTTTTCTGGAGAATCATCAATAAACATAACCCCTCTATTACGTGCTTCCATTTCCCAAACATCTAATGCATCTTGAGCATCACCATCCTTAGGAATAGGAATATGTCTTATAGATGTTAGATACACTTTACCCACCTCTTTTTCTAAGAGTTTATAAAGCTGGTTCATACATACATTATATAAAACTTGGAAAGGTTTCATTAAATCTACAAGAGATTTAGCCTCTGTATTCTTCACCTCATGTGTAAGTCCAAGGATTGGACAGTAGTTAAGTAGTTTGTATGGTTTAATGTGATAGATGTCTGGACCAATCTTAATTCCTTGATACCACTCATTTATCCATCCCCATTCTAAAGAAATTTGTGTAGGAATAGTTCCACTCTTATATGTCTCATCAACAAGCATGGATTGTTCATTGTCCATTTCATCTGTATAGATGAGTTTTCCTATCTTCTTTTTAGAAATCCAATAAGCTCTAACCACTACATATTTATAACCAAAGGAAGATACGTTTGATGTAAGTCCTAAGAAATCTTTAAGACCATCATTGTTTTCTTTCATCTCACTCTCAATAATCATTCTTGTCTGAAGGACTAATGGATCATATGTATCATACATTACAGAATCTTGACCAGGAATAGCATCTGGATTTCCAAGATTGGATTCTCTAACATTGATCAATCCATAATCCTGGAGAGAAGATCTAAGATGATCTATCTCATCTTTTGTAATATCAGGAATGCTTTCAATGATTTCTGAAAGCTCCATCACCTGAACTATACCAGCTGCATAAGCTCCCTGAGCTCTACCAGTAGGATCAGAAATATACTTTCTATCAGGAGTGGTGAGGAACCATGTGTTCTTAGGATTAGCAACTTCAATGTTGAATCCAATTTTTGAATTATCTTCATATATATGATAGTATTCTCTTGCTGAAATTAATAAGTCTCTAAATGCATCTTCACTTTTTTCCTTTAGATTGAAGTCAGCTTTCTGACATGTAAGAATATGATTGGCCCACTTCTCAGCTACAGATGTATAACTATCAAGTTGATCTTTCACATTTTCCATTGTCATCTGTTCCACCTGATCATCTTCTAATTCTTCTCCTTGCATTTTAGCTTTTTCTAATATCTTTTCTTTTGCCTGGTTCATTACAAACTCCTGGAGAATATTAGTCTTATATTCAAGCTCTTCAGCTTTAGAATCATCATCAAATGCCTTCACTCTAAATGTATCAGGTCTCTTGGAGATTTCTCCTACAAGTTCATTGATGGGAGTGGTGATGATGGAATAGTGTTTTACATATGCAGGAAGCTGAAGATCTGTAGTGAGCATATCTGTAAAACTCTTCACCTGTGGTTCCTGATAGAAGTCTTCCATACGTAGGATTCCTTTTACCAAGTCATAGTTTTTTACAAATGTATCTCTATTCTTTACATATTCAGCATAAGCTTTATTTGCAAAGTAGTCCATTGTATTTTTAATCCAACTTTCATCCTGCTTTTCTTTGTCAGTTTTAAACTGATCAGGGAATATATTTAAATACGCATAGCGTATAGTTGCATCTTTTGTATACCTTATAATTGCCATTATGTAAACAGTTTACGTTTTTTATTATTAAACATTCCTCTCGATTCTGTAAATAGTGTGTTTTTCTTTTGTGATGCAAACATTGCTTTCACTCTATCATCTCCTGAACCACCTGCTCTTCCCATTATAGGATCCATCTTAAGTGCTTGAGCAATAGCTAGTTCTGCTGCTACAATTCTATCAAAGTTACCCTGATCATTATATTGTATTATTTCTTCTAATAATGTAGGATCAAATATCTTATGTACACCTAATGTTTCTTTTATTATATTTCCTTCATCATCCTTTTCAATATGTACCACTTCTTCCATATACTTTTTAATACAATTGTGAAGATAGTCAATTATCTTCTGAGAACTTCTATGGACACCATATTCTCTTTTCACTGTTGTATTAGGAACCACTTCCATAAGCCACTGTGGTTGTTTCTCAAGATAGTGAGCATCTCCTTTGGCCTTCATATATTCAATAAATGATATATCATCATTCTCACATAGTGTCCTTGCATTATAATACTTAATAAGAAATCTAGCTTGTTCTTCCCATGTTTCCTTCTTATCAGGTCTAGCTACATACGAAGCTACGAACATATCTTGATATTTCTCTCCTGTAAGATCGTGCATTCTTTTATAAACATAAACAGCTCCTAGAGAAGAACTATATGCAGACTTACCTTGTCTATAAGGATCCACTCCTGCAACATATAGTCCATATGTAGGATTGTCTATGGGAAATTCATATATAACAACAGGAGCATCCTTCATGTCACTATTCTTTAAAGGGAAGTTTGTTATAGGTCGTTTGTCTGTAAACTCATGACCTATTTTACCATCCTCATTGCTGAATAGAACAACAGGAGTTCCTGTTCTTTCTAATTGTGATAGTCTGTTCTTTTGTCTCTTAGCAGATTCTATATCAAAGATGTTTGTATCTTCATTCAGGAATATGTCATCCACTTCCTGAGGATAGTACATCTTCTCTTTTAAATAAGCAATCCTATCCCCTGCTTTTTTAAGTCTTTCTAGATTGGCATTTGTAATCTGTGTAGCTTTCTCTTCATCACTTACAAGCATACTTACATTATGAAGATCACTTTTAGTAGGTTGATTTAAATAGGCTCCAAGTGTACTTTCATTCTTGGCCTCCATTCTATACTTGTGAGAAATGAAAAGTCCATGCACACGTTTCTCATCCTTCTCATTGTTATATGTAAGGAAGTTAAAATTGTCCACGTCAAACATCAAGCTCTTTGCATCCATGAATTTCTTCATATCTCCACCTGTACCTGTAAGAATTGGAGAACATCCCCAACCAAATGGTGTAGTGAAACCTGGAACAGCAGCCTGTAATCCTCTTAAGAAATTCCCTTTACCTATCTCATCTATAATAAGCTTACGAGGTTTTGTACCTGCAATAGCCTCTTCATTATTACCCTCATCTAAGTTCCTGATAAGAATCTGTGAGAATGGTATTCTCTCTCCTGATTTAGTCTTTATACCTAGTGTCACTTGGTTCTTCCAGTTATCCTCTATCCTCTGCCACCTCCAAGCTTCTGGTAGGAAGTTGAGTCCTTTATCAATCTTATCTGTAATCAGTTTTATATCTGGAGCATTTAGTCCTGCTATAATATTCTGAGAGTTTTCATCAAATGTAGCACCCCATGATATATAAGATGCTTCTATTACAGACTTTGCAAAACGTCTTATTCCTAATATAACTAGTCCTCGTTTCTCCTGTTGAGCCCTATCAATTTCATTTGTAACCACCCATTCATTATCTCTGAGGAATGGATTGGCATATTTCTGAGAGATGCGTCCTCTATCATCTATAATATCAACCTCTGTATGCCAGATGTTTAAGTGCCAATAGAGAAAGGGGTTAATATAAACCCCATTCATCATAGCTCCATTTAAACACAGCTCTTTATGAAAATCAAAGAATGCCTTATGTTCATCACTTTCCTTATCAGGAATACGTTTCTGATTTATAAACCAATCTTTATAATCTATACTTTGTAGTTCAATCATTTTCTATTTTTAAGGAAGTCTTCAGCCATAGAGCTAAGTTCTCCCTTGCCTCTCACTTCCACCTTACTCTCTTCTATTGTTCTAAGCTTCTCAACCACTTCCACTAGTGCAAGATAGTTCTTCATTGTCTCTTGAACAAATTTTCCTTGAGCTTCTATAGAGGCAATCACCATTGGTAACATTCCTCCTTTAGCTGTAGGCTTCCATTCAATCCTATCCTTCAGTTCATGAAGTGGATTGGCATTAACATATGCTTTCCAGGATGTAAGCTGTTGCTCTGCCCAGTCTAGCTCTGTATTAATGTATGTAGTTTTTTTTATCGTTGCCATATTAACATTTCCATTTTCTGAGACTCTTATTAATTCTACTATTTGGATCGTTAGCTGTCTTGGATGATGTGAGTTTCTTTTTCATACCACTCATCCTAGCACAGAATGATCTTTTCCTAGGACCACCTCCTGGTTGTGGAGGTTTAATATTATGTCCTTCAGCTTTTAATGATGCTCTACCTTTTGCATTCAATCCACCAGAAGGGCTCTTACCTTCTGCTCTTTGCCATGCACCTGTTCTAGCTTTCTTTATTTTCTTTTCCTGCTTAAGCATTTCAGCTGTGGGCTTTTTACCAGAACCTTTATTAGCTCTGATATTATCCCAAAGTCCTCTTTGTGAATAAGAACCATCAGCTCTTTTAATCATTTGTTTCTTAATAGTCGCCATTATCTTCTTCTTTTAATATGTTATCAAGATCCATTCCTTGTTTAATAATTTCATCTATTTCAAAATCATCTGTATGTGGAACATCCATTTCAAGTTGGTTCTTATACTTAGTTATAGCAAACAATAGTTCTTTGTCTGTTATTCCCCATACATCTCCATATTCATCAAGAGATGTTGCAAGGTGTCTACCCATGTTATATTGTGGATAGAGAGATTGTAGTTCCTGTAAAATCTGTAATACTTGGTTGTAGTGGTTTATTTTTTTCATAATCATAATTCTTTATAACAAAATACCACTACTAGATGCTGTAAGTTTTACTAAGCTTGGCTTAATCACATTGGTGAGCAAATGCTGTATTTGTTCATTTGCTATTTTCTGTGTGTCTTCTGAGATTCCTGGTGTTGCACATAAGGCTGCCATTTTCTCAATTACAATAAATGCTTCTACTGATGGGTTCATGTTAGTTGGTTTAAGTCATCATCTGACAGTTTAATATCTTTTTTAAATTCTTTTTCTTCATTATCTAGAATGTCATCTAGTTCTTCCTCAAAATTACTCATCATCTCTTCAGACATATAATCTCTATTGTACATGATTCCTATTACATCCTGTTCTGCATCTGGAGTTCCCACAATGTCAATGTATTCCACACCAAAGTGATACAGATCAAGAAGTGTGTCAAGGAACACCTTCAGGGGAATCTTATGCAGTCTCACTTCATTCTTTTTCATTAATCATTTTTTTAAATTGTTCTTCCTCCTCATCTGTCAATATAGCCTTCCACTTATCTAATGGACAGCTACAAGAAAGACATTTAGTTTTAGCTGCCAGTGTACATCCACAATTTGTACAATGATTGTCTGGTCTTGCTGTCTTATGCCACCTAGAATGATGGGGACAATTAAGACATATATTAATCCTTTCTTCACCTGTTGCTTTAATCAAATCTTTTAAATGAGCAGGGGGAACAATGTTATTTCTCCAGCCCTCATAAATCTGGGAAAAGTTAATCATGAATTCTCTGTTTTAATGTTTCAATATCTATTTCATTATTGTTCCACTTATTCTGTGCAGAGATTCTTTTCTGTTCAGAGGTTTCAGGATTGTCAATAACATTCTGAAAAAAAGCTCTCTTTGAAAGCAATGTCTCCATCCTCTTAACAGCCTTCTTGTGGTTGAAGAAAAACTTTCCAAACCCACTTATTTCTATAGAATCATTTACACGAAGGGCATCATTGGCAGAACTAAACTGGTGAGCTACAACAGTGTCAACCACCTTTTCATTCACCATCAACTTCACTGCCAGTTTCCTAACAAGATAGTCTCTCATTGAAAGACTCTGTGGCTTATCCATGTATCAGTTTTATTTCTAATGTAACGTCTTTCTCAAAGGGAAGAATAATCATTGGATTCACCTTCACCTTTGTTCCATCCTTAATAAGAATGTTCACCCTCTTGAGCTTGGAAATTATGTTATTAATCGTAGGACTTGTACTTCCATACCTATCACAAAACTCCTGTCTAATGTTAGAATAGGAAATGTTTCCCTTAATAGCTGTAAATGCTACAAGCTGTATTTCCCTATGTGTCAGCTTAAGAGAATTAACAGCTGAGAGAATAGAATAATACTTCTCTGCTAGAGAAAAACTATCCTCTGATGAATTCTTAAGCTTCTGTAACATTGCCATAACTCTTATTTAGTTGATGTAAAGATAGCACAATATCATACAATGTCAAATACAAACATTAAATCTATTGCTATATTATGCATCAAATCTTTTTTATAAAGATGAACACAACATTAATAAAGAACAACCCTATAACAAAACATTCTTCCAATATCTCTTTCCCTTCTTCATCTATACCTTCCTGACCATTAAAAGACATACCAAGATCAAAATATGGATGACCATAAGATTTAATCTCTAAAGATATTTCCAACTCATCAAATCCTATAAACCCACAAACCATAGACATTACAATCAAAAAACTAACAATAAAAACAATTGAAACAACCATAACAATATATATTTACACATTTGATATTCAGGAACAATTAATTCTTAACCCACCCACATCTCCCCAAAGTTACAAACTATATATAATACAAACCAAATCTTTTTTCAAATCTATGTTCCACATGAAACACATCCCCATACATTTTCTAAAATTTTATATAGCCCCCCTCCCTTGACATACAAAAAATATTTTATATTGATGTGAGAAGAGCCTACTCCATCTCAAAGACCCAGCCACAAATTGAGCGGTGGGGATATCCTCCTGTAGTCACTTGCTCGAATCATTATTTAAACGAACATTTTTTATGAACACATTAGTTATTACTGGTGGAGCATTCACCAAAGAGAAGAATTTTAGCGGTTACACACCATCTGGCAAACGTGTGCACATCTTTGCAAAGCAGATGA